AGCCCCACAAGGCATCGAGCAACTGGCAGAAGAAGAGCAGCCAATTGAGATTGAAATTAAAAACCCTGATGCAATTCACATTAATGCGGGTGATCTAGAGATTGACATAGAATCTGGAGAAGTAGACTTTGGCGAAAACCTTGCCGAAGAACTGGGCGACCAGTACCTATCTATGTTGGCTAGTGAATTAATAGCTGACTATGATACAGACGTAGCAAGCCGCAAAGATTGGCTACAAACCTATGTAGACGGTTTAGAACTGCTAGGTTTAAAGATTGAAGAGCGTAGCGAGCCTTGGGAAGGCGCTTGTGGTATCTACCACCCTATCCTAGCGGAAGCGTTGGTAAAGTTCCAATCAGAGACCATTATGAGTCTGTTTCCCGCCCAAGGTCCTTGCCGCACCAAAATTATTGGCAAAGAAACCAAAGATAAAGTAGAAGCGGCTAATCGTGTTGAGGTGGATATGAACCACCGTTTAACAGACCGTATGCCTGAGTACCGCCCTGAGATGGAGCGCACAATTTGGGGATTAGGTTTGGCTGGTAATGCATTTAAGAAAGTTTACTTTGATCCAAGCTTTAACCGTCCTATGGCGCTCTTTGTGCCAGCAGAAGACGTAGTAGTGCCTTATGGCGCAGCCAATCTAGAGTCTGCCGACCGTGTCACGCACGTGATGCGCAAGACCGAAAATGAACTGCGCAAACTACAAGTAGCAGGATTCTACCGAGACATTGATATTGGCGATCCAGTCAACTCTTTAGATGAAGTAGAAAAGAAAATTGCCGAGAAACTGGGCTTTAGAGCTACATCAGACGACCGCTATAAGCTTTTAGAGATGCACGTCAACCTTGATTTAGAAGGTTACGAGCACAAAGATGAAGACGGCAACCACACAGGTATTGCTTTGCCTTACGTAGTCACAATTGAAAAAGGCACAAACACCATCCTAGCAATCCGAAGAAACTGGAAAGAAGAAGATGAAACCTATCAAAAACGTGCTCACTTTATTCATTACGGCTATATTCCCGGCTTTGGCTTCTATCACTTTGGTCTTATTCATCTCATCGGTGCTTATGCTAAAAGTGGCACTTCCATCGTTAGGCAGTTGGTTGATGCAGGGTCACTCGCAAATCTGCCGGGTGGCTTTAAGACCCGTGGGCTGCGAGTAAAAGGAGACGACACTCCAATTGCACCGGGCGAGTTTAGGGACGTTGACGTACCTAGTGGGGCAATGAAAGACAACATCATGCCGCTCCCATACAAGGAGCCAAGCCAAACCCTATTGACTTTGCTCAACGGCATCATTGAAGAGGCACGTAGATTTGCTAATACCGCAGATCTTTCTGTGTCTGATATGTCTGCTGCGGCTCCAGTCGGTACAACCTTTGCTATCTTAGAGCGTACTCTTAAGGTGATGAGCGCAGTTCAAGCCCGTATTCACTTTGCTTTGAAACAAGAATTAAAGCTGCTCAAAGAGATTATTGCAGAAGATACCCCAGAAGATTATGACTTTGACCCAGAGCACGGCAACCGCCACGCTAAGAAGTCTGACTATGACTCTGTAGATATTATCCCTGTATCAGATCCTAACGCCTCTACGATGGCGCAAAAGATTGTGCAATATCAAGCGGTAATGCAGTTAGCTCAAGCTAATCCGCAGTTCTTTAATATGCAACTGATGAACCGCCAGATGGTGGAAATCATGGGTATTAAAGACGCAGACAAGTTAGTGCCAATGGCTGACGACATTAAGCCTACTGATCCAGTATCAGAGAATCAGAATATCTTGATGAATAAACCAGTCAAAGCTTTTGAGTATCAAGATCACCAAGCGCATATTCAAGTGCATATGACCGCTATGCAAGATCCTAAGATCCTGCAAGTATTGGGTCAAAGCCCACAAGCCCAGACCCTACAAGCCGCTATGCAAGCGCATATTAATGAGCATTTAGGTTTTGCTTATCGTGTTGAGATTGAAAAGCAGTTGGGTATGTCATTGCCACCTAAGTCTGATGATATGGGTGATGACGTTGGCATGAATCCAGAAGTGGAAGCTCGTTTAGCTCCAATGTTGGCTCAAGCTGCTCAGCGTTTATTGCAAACCAATCAGCAACAGGCGGCACAACAGCAAGCCCAGCAACAAGCGCAAGATCCATTAGTACAAATGCAACAACAAGAGTTACAACTTAAACAAGCTGAACTTGAGCGCAAAAAACAAAAAGATATGGTTGATGCACAATTAAAAGCAAGTCAGCAACAAATTGAGAAGAGCCGTATCCAAGCACAGACGGTATTGGAAGCAGCTAAAACTCAAGCAGGTCTACAGTCTCAAGAAACACGAGACAAGATACAAATCGGTGCAGATTTGGTTAAGCATATTTCAAGCAAAGACCAAGAGCACAAAGTTCAAAACAAACAGCTATTTACACAAGGATTGAGAGACGCTCACCAAGTTGCAGAAGCTGAACAAGCCCGTTTAAACGCTAAAAAGGGTAATAAATGAATGAATTAGAAATAGCAATTGGCAGAATTGATGAACGTATATCAATGATGCAAAACCAATTAGGTAGTGGCGATGCGGTCGAATACAACCAATACCTAACTATATGCGGGATTATTAAAGGTCTGTTGACCGCACGTAGAGAAATAACCGACCTTAAACACAATTTGGAGATCTCGGATGAGTGAAACAATTGATTTGTCACAGGCGGTCGATCTATCAGCGCTAATGGACAAATCCCAAGAAGAAAAAGCAAGCCAATTACCGAAGCCGTCAGGCTATCGGATCCTATGTGCAATACCTGATATTGAAGATTCGTACGAAAGCGGACTCTTAAAGGCAGAAGCGACCATTAACTTTGAAGAAAAGCTGGCAACAGTTTTATTCGTAGTTGCGTTGGGACCAGACTGCTACAAAGATCCAACAAGGTTCCCATCAGGACCTTGGTGCAAAGTCGGTGACTTTATTATTGTCCGACCAAACTCAGGTAGTCGTTTAAACATTCACGGAAAAGAATTCAGAATGATTAACGATGACACCGTAGAAGCTACTGTGGATGATCCACGTGGCATTAAACGCTCATAAAGGAGAAAAATATGGCAGAAGCATTCCAATTCCCCGATGAAATCGAACAACCAGCAGATTTGCCAGAAGTAAAAGCAGAAATTGAAGCAAAACCCGCTGATTTTGAGATTGAAATTGAAGACGATACCCCAAAAGAGGATCGTAGACGCAGAAATTTACCCGAAGAAGTGGTGCAAGATCTCGAAAAAGACGAGATGGAGCAGTATGACGACCACGTAAAAGACCGTTTACAGCAGTTAAAGAAGGTCTGGCACGATGAGCGTAGGGCAAAAGAAGCTGCTTTGCGTGAACAACAAGAAGCAATTGCTGCAACGCAAAAACTTTACGAAGAAAACAAGAAAATGAAAGCCTTGTTGTCTTCTGGAGAGCAAGAATACGTAGCTGCGGTTAAAAATTCAGTGGAATTAGAGCTAGATAAAGCAAAACGGATTTATCGTGAAGCTTATGAGTCTGGTGATACTGATCGTATTATTGAAGCTCAAGAAAACATGGTTTCAGCCATGCAAAAACAGGAGCGCATCAACAATTTTAAGATGCCCCCTTTACAAACTGAAGAAAATGAGGTAAAAACACAATATCAAGCTCCTCCTAAGCCCGATATGAGGGCACAGAAGTGGCAAGAGCAAAATTCTTGGTTCGGTCAAGATGAAGAAATGACAGCAGCAGCGCTAGGTTTACACGAAAAACTCAAGCGCAATGGTGTTCATATCGGCTCTGATGAATATTATGCGACCCTCGATCGTACGATTCGCAAACGCTTCCCCGAAAATTTTGAGGAAGAAGCTGTACCAGAAGTCAAAGAAACTCCTAAAGCAAAATCTCCATCGGTAGTTGCTCCAGCGAGTCGCAGCACGAATGCGAAACCAATCAAGCTGAAAACGAGCCAAGTGGCATTAGCCAAAAAACTTGGTATTACCCCAGAGCAATATGCTAAAGAAGTACTTAAATTAGGAGAATAAAATGACTGAAAAAAGAAATAACCGTGATACCGAAGTTCGTGAAATGGCAGAGCGCCCAAAGCAGTGGCGACCACCAGAGTTACTCCCAGAACCCGATAAGGAAGAAGGATATGAGTATCGTTGGATTCGTGTATCGATGTTGAATACCCCAGATCCTAGAAATTTATCGTCTAAGCTCAGGGAAGGTTGGGAACCCGTTCGAGTCGAAGAACAACCTAAGTTTAAACTGCTAGTCGATCCAGATGGACGTTTTAAAGACAACATCGAAATTGGCGGATTGTTACTTTGCAAGATTCCAGAAGAATTTGTTCAACAAGAGCAAGAATATTATGCTAAACAGACCAAAGATCAAACGGAAGCTGTGGATAACAATTTAATGCGTCAATCCGATGCTCGTATGCCTATTTTCAAAGAAAGTAAGTCTACAGTAACGGTTGGCAGATAATTTTAACTTTTAGGAGATTTAAATGGCATATCCAATCGTACCTAGTACATACGGTTTTCGCCCAGTAAATCTTATTGGTGGTCAAGTTTTCTCTGGATCGACTCGTCAGATTCCTATCCAGTACGGCTTTGGCACTAATATTTTTTACGGTGATGTCGTAGGTATTTCACGTGGCTTTATCACACGCTCCACAGTTACTACTGGTGCTGGCGCTACTACTGGCGCAGCAGGTGGTGGTTCTGTAGGTGTGTTTTTAGGCTGCAACTACACAGACCCTGTTACCAAGCAAAAGCGCTACAGCCAATATTGGCCCGCAAGCACTTTAGCTGGTGATGCTTATGCAGTTGTTACTGATGATCCAGATACTTTATTCCAAGTTGCTGTTGCTTCAACCCAAGGCGCTCAAGCCATCGGTTCTGCTGCTACTGCAATGATTGGTTTAAACATCGCTGGTTCTGATTTAGCTGGTTCTACCAACACTGGTGATTCTTACAACGGTGTTTTGGCTTCTAACGTTGGTAACAACGCAACCTTGCCTTTCCGCATCGTTGATTTGAAGCGTGATACAGCTCAGTCTTTCACTGCTACTTATACAAGTGGTACAGGCACATTAACTGTTTCAGCTTTGCCTTCTAACTTGTTAGTTGGTACTGAAGTTGGTTATATTGCTTCAAACGGTCAATATGTTGGTACAGGCGCTTATGTTTCGACATTTGCTGCTGCTGGCTCTACTTCAGTTGTATTGAATAGTGCTCAAGTAACAGTAAATAGTCCAACAGGCACTGCATCTACTGCAATGACTATTCCTGCTTCAAGCACTTTGGTGTTTACTCAGTATCCAGAAGTTTACGTTAAGTTTAACTTTGGTTTACACGAGTATTACAACAATACTGCTCAAGCTGTAACACTTTAATCTAAGGAGCATTAAATGGCTATTTCTCGTGCACAACTACTGAAAGAGTTGCTCCCCGGATTGAATGCATTGTTCGGTTTGGAGTATGCTCGTTATGGTGAAGAACACAAAGAGATCTACGAAACTGAGACCTCTGAGCGTTCTTTTGAAGAAGAAACAAAACTGTCAGGCTTTAGCGCTGCACCAGTCAAACCCGAAGGCAATGCCATCGCTTATGACAATGCGCAAGAAGCATGGACAGCTCGCTACAACCACGAAACTATTGCCCTTGGCTTTAGCTTGACTGAAGAAGCTATCGAAGACAACCTCTACGATTCTTTATCAGCTCGCTACACCAAAGGTCTAGCTCGTGCTATGGCTTATACCAAACAGGTAAAAGCTGCTGCTGTATTGAACAACGGTTTTAACTCTGCCTATACTTATGGTGATGGTCAGCCTTTGTTCTCTACTGCACACCCATTGGTTAACGGCGGTACTAACGCTAACACTCCTTCAACTCCTGCTGACTTGAACGAAACCGCATTAGAAAATGCTGTTATTCAAATCGCTGCATGGACTGATGAGCGTGGCTTATTGATCGCTGCTAAACCACGTAAATTGGTTGTTCCACCTGCATTGCAATTCGTTGCAACTCGTTTGTTAGAAACCGAACTCCGTGTTGGTACAAACAACAACGACATCAACGCAATCAAGAACAAT